TCTTGTTCCTATTTTTATCGCGTATCCCCACTTACGCAGCATCTTTTTATTGATACGGTAATTTTTACCTACCTTCATACACTGATCTTCGTTTTCAGAGTTTAGGTTGGATACCATATCATCGCCAACCAGAAGTTCAAAGTGGAATCCGGAAAGCGTGGACTCGATAGACGAAGCCATGATGGTTGGTTCTGGTCGTCTTACTTCTTTGGCTGCCCAAACTGGACAAGTGAACTCAAACTGATTGCCTAGATTTTTTTCTTCTACGCAAAATTCAGGAAAGAAAAGATTCATTAGGCTTGGGGTACGCTGCCTGATTGTGAAATGTCCCTTCACTTCATCCAAACTACCTACCGCCAAATCCTTGGCAGCGGTCAAGATTAGAATACGGATGGATGGAAAGTTTAGAATCCACTGAACAATATCGGCACGACCCACCGTGCTTTTCATGCTGCCTCGCGGATACAGAATCAATCTACTTTTGATCTGACTTTGTTCCGCTATAGACCGACTCTTATCTTTCTTTACGAAGAAATCAAAGAAAGGTTCGTGGTTTTCCCGACGTATTAAATTTTGATGAATCTCTAAATCTTGGGCTACAACTTCAGGATTAGTTTCGTGAAGAAAATAACCTGCCAACCATTCTAAATCTTGTTCCGATCTGCGAGCAACTTCTTTGGCCCATATCTGATCTCTAAGGATACCTTTTTCAGCCAAGGCTTGTAAGCCCTCACGGTTAGAATTCAGGTAATCGTACAGGTCGTCATTAGATACAGCAGTCCAATCGGTTATTTCACCGTCGGTGCCGTATTTTTTCTGGAGGTCTTGAAGGTCCACGAACTAGGAACTACTTTCCTTTTACACGTTTTAAATTCGGATTCTTTCGTTTTGCTGCGGCGCTAGCATTTCTTGTCGCGCTCGCTAAAATTGCGCCTGCGTCCTTGACGCCTTTTTGTTTAGCAATCTTGGATTCTACTGCTGCAAATCCTGGATGTTTCGATGCCATGATATTTTCCTTATCTCTTCTTTTTAGGAACCTTTTTGCCCGCACGTCGGTCTTCCGAAAGGCCGATGGCGATTGCCTGCTTGCGGTTTGTAACTTTTTGTCCAGACGAAGACTTGAGCGATCCAGACTTAAACTCTTCCATCGTTCCTTTAATACCGGGAGCCATTATTCACCGTCCTGATCAGTATCGGCAACCTGCTCTGGCATATGTTGAGCCAAGTGCTGTTGCATTCCAGCCAAATCAGGAACCGAATGTTCTTCTTGGTTCGACTGATCGCCGCCCATCATTGCATTCATCATATCTTCTTTGGAGGGGCTTTCCAAGTCATGCTTTACTAAATAGCCGCCGCTCTTGCCGGGACGAATGTGCATCTCGCGAACCTTACGTCCTGACCGCTTGCTAGATTTTCCGCCCATTGCGGATTTTGCTCTTGATTCTTTCATATATTCCTTGTGTCCAGAAAATGGACAGTTAATTTAAATAAGTATTTGACTAATTTCATTATTGGACGCATGTGTAAGTCCAGAAGTATGTGGTAGCTGCTACTAAAGTTCCGGTTATCACGAAATTAGACGTCCCGCTTGACAGGAAAACCGTATTGGACACCCCAGCCGCAGATGCGTTACCAGCAGAGAATGTACAGTTCGGAGCCGTCCCATAGGCCGTGCCGAAAGTTAATGTGCCTATCACTCCCGCTGCCGCTCCAGTTCCAGTCGCTATCTCTATCGTCCCGCTTGAATCATGCACATTGATGAGAGTGACTGTTGGCGTTGTTCCTGCCCCTGCTCCCGCTGCGAAGGTGGGCGCGGTTCCCGTTCCGATAAGGTGAAGCGCTGAGGATGTTCCGGTTGCAGAAAATGCTCCAGTGTGTGCCCATGAACCTGATCCGCTGGTCGATGTAATCCCTGTGACTCCGCCCGCCTGTCCCCCAGTGATCTGGAGAGCGGCCAAAGCGGTTGCCTGTGAGTCGCTCTTAAATCTGATCTGATATGCGCCTTGAAACCAAATCGCCTCTACAATGCGGTTATTGGCCGTTTGAGTTGAGTCGTAATAAACCTCATCGCCAACGTTGGAGTTAGCGGTAAGAGCTACGCCAGTATTTGTGATACTAGCCGGGTTTGTGTTTATCGTTGAGTTAACAGTTCCTTGGACATTGACATTTCCTGTTACATTTACAGTTCCAGCCGAAACTATTCCCGTTGTCGTAAAAGCTGTGGCAGTCTCAGTGCCTCGCGTTATCTGGTTGCCGCTCGTATCCCAGTAGGCCGAGGCATGGCAGGATGTGTAGTTGGTGAACGTCGGGCAGTTGAGAATTGCCGAAGCGCCAGACGTTACCAAAGCATCCACTATGACGGCATGATCGTTGTCATATGCCGCTGCCGCCCCTTGAAAGCTGCTGCTTCCGTTATTGTTGAAGAGGATGCCGGGAATGATGCTTGTAGCCGCTGGATTGCCGATTCCCACCCCATAAATCTGCCACCAGTTTGCGAATCCTGATGCCACGGGATTTGCCACCATAGGACTATTGATGATCGGACCCGAAGGCTGAAGATTCTGATATTGGGCGGAGCTTGCACCCTTCCCTGCAAGGTTGGGATAGAAGATGTTCCATCCAGCTGCGGTAGCAGCCTTCTCGTCAGTCAGAGCTTCGTTCCAATATCCGCAGTCATTCGGATGCAACGGTTGATTCCCTCCAGGGCATGCGGCATTTGCCGCTCCGTTGGCCATGTCGGTTGATGTGTTGACGCCGGGAGTCCCAGTGCGCATATCGGAAAAGATCACATTGATATGATCCGAGATTGCGGTATTCACCGTATTCAGGGCAGCCGTGTTGTATGCGGCAGTGGCGGCAGAGAGCGCATCGGCAAATTGCCGCAGCACGCCTTCCATGATGACGTAGGATGGTGGATTCACGAATGCGGCGGAAGGCGGCGCGTCGATACCTTTAATCGCTACGATATTTCCCGCGGCGGTCGTGGAGCTTACCGTGAACACTACCACGTGTGAAGTGGCTGGGCTCACGGTATACTCTTGCCGCATCACCTCTCCGCGAGAATCCGGCAGAGTCTGGCCATTGCAGCCGAAATTGTTGAAGGTTGTGCTGGCATTGCAGACATCGTTCACTGGCGTGCCATCTATGGTTGCCGTAAACGTGCCAGCGCTGGTATTGCCAGCTACATAAACAATACCGATTTTGGTTTGCGCCGTAGTTGTCGTAATCGTGCAGGTAAGCGTGCTTCCATTGGTAGTATTTTGCAGGGTTGCATAATTCAGTGCAGCCGCATTCATTGCCGGGCCGATAGTGGGATTAACCCATGATCCGGAAGCTGTGCACGCACTGGCCTGTATGCGGCTCGCCGGAGGTAAGCCAACATAGTAGAGTATGGCGTTCAGCGCATTGGTGTAGTTGTTGATTCCCCCGGTAGTGTTCCCAACAAAGTTGGCATCGTTGATGCCGCCATTCATCACTATCTTCGGTATGCGCTGTGGCGATGCTGCGCCGGGAACGAAATAGTTATATAAATTGTCTCCTACGTTGGACATGTAATAGCCCGACACGCCATAATCGACTGCTAGACCTAAGCTGTCGCCAGCCAAGATAGAGAATTGGCAATTAGCAGGCGTAGAAGGACCCGACCCATTAGGACAGGCTATCGTGCTATCGCCGAATCCGTAGAGGATTCCGTAGTTATAACCCTGCGAGAGGTTCAGCGCCGTATTCATCTTTGCAGTGGTTGCAGCCGTAGTGTTCCCGGACCCGTCACCCGCAAGTACCGCTGTAGTTGTCGTGGCAGCCGCCGTGCCCGCCACGGTTGCCAGAGTTCCGCTCGCTACAGAAGGGAGATTCACGCCACCGGCAAAGTCTGGCGTGGTTACCGTGTAGGTATTCGTGCTTGGCGAGAACGTAGTGCGGTATTGACCTAAATGTGGAACTATGCCAACTAGCGAGCCTGTTCCATCTTGTATTCCTAAACCACCGTATTGCAGTATCTGATAACTCTGAGAGCCGCAATTAGTCTGCGTGCCGATATTGTCGCAGATCACGCCCTGCGGCAGGACTGTGGATATCCACGAGTTCCCTGCTCCGTCGTCCGCCCCATATAGATTAATTCCAGCAGCGGTAGTACTGTTCCAGAAGTCGATTGTCGCGGCGGCATAAGGATTGCCGCCGTTCGTCGTGCCTGGACGAATCTGCGGTCCGGTACCGTTGAAGCGAATTGGCTCTGTCGAAGAAATCGTACCGCTGGCGTCGCTCAAGGCGCTGTTGCCAATCGTGTTCCCCGTTACCCATTTCGTGACAGCGTTAACAGTTGGCGTACCCGCCGCTGATAAGGTTGTGGAAGGCAGATCAGCTATGCTGATAGCGCGGGTCAATAACGTCCCCGATGATCCAGTTGGCGACGCTAAAAACTGATTTGCGGCAAGCGAGCCATAAAGATTAGCGATATCCCCGGTAGTTGCACCACGCGAAGTAGTTGAACTTAGTCCATAAACGACAGCATTCGTAGGTAACGTGGCACCTCCCCCGCCGCCTCCACTAAACGTGCAGGTAAACCCAGTACAGGAAACTCCCGCGCCAGTGAAAGTAAATGGTCCAGAAATCCCGTTGATACTGGTAGAAGGGGATTGACCGTAGGCAAAAGATCCTACGAACAGGAATAATGTAAGTAGTTTTTTCATATCTAGCTGCGATACCACAACCAAAGTCTTGTTGAAGTGGCGGTCAGACCTGTGACAGCAAAATCGGCCCAATTCATGAGAGAATTAGGCTCGTCTAAATACAATATAGAACCAGCAGTTGCTCCTGCGGCCACGGGCATGGGTGGGAATAGATTTGTTCCGTCACTTGGTTTTGTGATGGTTACCGTTCCGGCCACTGAAGTAGCGTTGACTTGCAGAACAAGTTTCCACACGTTCACATTTGTTGGAACATTACTGGTGGGGGCCACAAGTGTTTGCGCCGCACGATAGCTTGCGATGTCCGTATCCAGTTGGATCGGCATCTGGTTATACAAATTAGCCATGTTGAGATGTTGTCCGGAAAATGGACAAGAACTTTCTTGAAAATAATACTAGGGCGCAGACTTATCTGGTTTTTCAGTTACACCGTCTGCATCGGGCTTAATCATGCGGCTAGATACTTACAAAACTCAAAATACGTTTTGTCACCTTTTCGACTGTTACAACTAGCACAGGCTGGTACTAAATTGGAAGGCCAGTTTGTTCCGCCTCTTGACAAAGGAATCATATGATCTATAGTTGTCACTTCCTCACTTAGATCTTTTGAACAATACCTACATTCGTTATCAAAATAGTCAAATCTCGCCTGTATCTGTTCCGCAGTGAAACTTCCTGTAGCACCTCGTTTTAGGGCGCGATGACGCTGTTTACAGGCTTTAGATATTACAGGATTTTCTTTTGAGTACGTGCGCATATTTTCAAGCAATACCTCTTTGTTATCTTCGTAATAACTTTTTAAGTATTCTTGTATGCGAGATTTGTTCTTTGCATAGTAGCCTACCATGTATCTTAGGTTACCTTTGTTCTTACGCTTGCGTGCGCAAGAAGAGCAGTATAAAGCAACAAGAGAAGTAAGAGACGTGCAACAAGTTGAGCAATATCTAGGTTCTTTAGGTTTAAGAGAGTAGGCTAATTTTTGTTTCTGTAAAATCCACTCTTTATTTACCTTATAGTATTCAGACTGACGTTCTCTTCGATTCTGTAGGAAACAAGCATCAGAACAGAATTTACTTCTAGTTGTCGTACATCCGCACACGGGACAAAGTTTTTCACTCATAGTTATAACTAGCGCGGTTGTACCCTATTGATCGCTGTCTTTTTTGTGAACCGGAGTGGCATCGTCAGGGTTTTCTACCCAGTGTTTATATTTTCCAGTTGTGATTGCTTTGCGTAAATTAATCAATCTACTTACAGGCATGGCCGTTATAGTTGAGCGATTTGCTGACCCCACAATAAATGCACAGGCAGCCTTTTGATCTAAACAAACAACAGCCGAACCACTTGACCCGCCATCGGTACCAAACATTTGCAGAGTCACCACGTGCTCCCAATTCAAATCACCGTCGATAACAGGACGATTAAGGGACGCAGAGGTCACAGATCCAGTAAAAACCTGTTTACCAAGTCCCAAAGGGCTCGCCACGTTTACTACGGCTTCCATTACCTTTGGGTCTGTTCCCAGCGCTACTACAGGAAAGTTTTTGGTAGTATTAAATGTTACGAGAAGAAAGTCATCGCCCGCGTGGCGATAACCGCATCCAACTATCTTGGCTTTGAAGAAATCTTTATCTTGATCGTCGTCGGAAGTTACATAAAAAGAAGTCTTCTCTGGCGTGACTGTACGAGTATCTTCATTCTCTTCGCAACCACAATGACTAGCAGTCACGGCTTCGTAGCCTGTATCTGTTTTATCAATTACCGTTGCAGTGCACCGCATCTTTAGGCTACCATGTTCGTCCTGCGCGTACAAAAGAACAGTGGCAGGTGAAAACACGTTTGAAACGTATTCGATATCGGATTTACTGGTCTGAGCAACAAGACCAAGAGGAAGGAACAACGCCAGCAGAGTGAGAACTTTTTTCAAAGATTCACCCCTTTCTTATGATGAAACTACAACTATTTTTATTTCACGGTTTCCTTTGCTAATGTTTTCTAAGTGCCACATGGGTTGTAAGTTTAGATAATAGTTAGCTAGGATGAAGTGTTGTCGGTCACTTAGGTTAAACCTTGATAACGGAATGATATGATCTATACTCCAAGAATCTTCCGTCTTTCCATAATTATCCCAAGTCATTGTGGGTTGAAATTTTGATTCTAAGTGTATTTTTAGTTCTGCAATTGAACATCCAAGATCATCAACCGCTGATCCAGCTTTGTAATTTTTACGTATAGCGATACCAAGTCTTTGCCGGAGAGCACACCCTAAACGATAGTTAACATCTCTTTTTACTCTATCTTTATGCCGAGCAAGAGACATCTGTTTAGCGTCTGGTTGAGATTGATAAATCTTTTGGAGCGCTAGAATAGATTCACGATTGTTGATGTATAATTCTGCATGATACTTTTTCGACCTTTCTTTGATTTCAGGTCGATTTCTATACTCTTTTTTCTTTTGTCTATTCTCTTCTACTTGAAGCCATGCTCGGCCTTTTTCCCGTTCTTTTTCTTTTACTTCAGGATTTTGGCGTCTTCTTCGAGAATTCTCTAGGCTAATATTTTTATACGTAGTGAGATAGTATTTTCTTTGCTGTTCTCTGTATTTATGTTTATTCTGCTGATAAAACTCAGAAACACATGTTTTACATTTGTTACGGAGACCGTCTCTAGCGTGCCTGTCTTTTCCAAATTCTTGTGGATCTTTGAATTGATGACAACGATAGCATCTTTTCATTTTAGGAAAACTTTTTACGAGATTCGTCGCTTGCTTCAAACTCATTGCAGCAGCCATCAGGACCGTTGACTATTTTCAAGCCACTAACGGAGTCTTTTGGTATCTGAGTATCTCGAAGAACTATTCTATTGTTACACAGAGTGCCCTTCGAGAAATATTCACAGTATTGACAGGCCTTTGGTACGGGCGTCTCAATATACCCGCTAACCCTTGTTTCACGAGGATTCGGAATGTGCTTCCCGCCGAGAATTTCTTTTGCGACAGCCATTAGATTTTAGACTTCAGATAGGATACGACTGCGGCGATATCGGACTTCGCTTCCGACTCAGCCTTGACTGCGGCGGCTTCAAGGTCAGAAACTGCCTTGGTGAAGGTAGCCTGCGCTTCGCCTTCGATTTCCTTGAGGTTCAGGTGTTTGGAAAAGTAAAGGTAACCAATGAGGATTACGGCGAGTAACAATACGAAATCTAACATAAGTCTCCAACTCCTTTGAAGTTTGGAGGGCCAGGTGAAAGGAGGAGAAAGACCTGGCCCTCGGGGAGCGCTAAATCAATAACTAATAGCAGCGCTCCAACCTAAAATTCGCCCGTATCAGACCTCGCAGAGGATAGTTTATTCTTGGAGACTACGGGCCGTTCCAAAAAGTAAATCAACTGCACTAGGTCGTATGAATGTGTGCCCGCCTACGGGCGTAACGGGTTTCGTGCCTAGCACTAAATACATTGTACTACGTTATTGGTTTGCTGTCAAGGGGTTATGCGTTAGAAATAGCGAATTCCTTGAGGTTGAGTGTTGTAGTTCCAGTTTGAGCCGTCATCGTCACTGATAAGGTGAATATCAGACCAGATTCCGCAATACTCGCACCAGCGTTTGTCAAAGCTACGACGGCTGCCGGGGCGTTGTTACCAACCTGATAGCTGTATGTTCCGTTTAATGCTTTGCTCGTAGAATCCCAAAGCAAGTTTGCAGTAAGCTGAAAATTGTAGGAAAGTGTCGCAGTTACAGCATTTGAGGCACCAGCCAATGGAGCCGCGAGTTGGTTTCCGCTGATCAGAGTTGTGCTGTTTCCGATGTAAAGAAACGGACGAAAATTGGTTGCTGCTGTTCCAGCCGTCAAAGTTCCTACGATCTTAACGTTGAAGGGGTGACCATCTACGCCCGAGGCTCCAACTGCGATATCAGCAGGATATTGAACCTGCAAAGGAGCGCCAGCCGCAAAAGCTGGAGATGGAACAGGTGAACCACTGTTGTAGGTGAAAACTGGAACTACGATCTGAGTTTCTGTAGCTCCTGTAATAGAAATTGGTACGGGAAGTCCAAGACTGAACCCGAACGCCGTATTTACGTTTGCCATATATTATTGGTCCTAAAGTACTTAGGTTATTTTAATTTATTTCCGCCGCGAGGTCCAAGGAACTCCAGCAGGCGTTGACCGCCCGAGGGCCGGTTGAAAAATTGGTAGTTCTGACTGGACTCAAACCAGCATAACATTCTTCGGAGGAATGTGTCCTTTTCTATTGAACGACAGAACCAAATTGGGAACCGCACTGAGATTCAAACTCAGATACTCTTTGTTAGGACCAAAGGACTTTTTCGTTAAGTTATGCGGTCAAAGTGGGGTAGCCATCCGGACTCAAACCGGAATCGTTGAGGTAGAAGCTCAAGGCCCTATTCTATTGGACGATGGCTACGAAAGTGGTGGGACGTCTGGAACTCGAATCCAGCTCTGGAGGTTAAAAGCCAACTGCATCTAACCATCAATGCTTACGTCCCAAAAACTGGGAGAGTTGGGCGACACGCAGTCGATCCCTATTCTCTTTAGCGTGAATAACTGATTTCAGGATCTTTCCAATCCTCAAATACATTATACCAAATAGATTGGTGTTTGTCAACAACTATTTTTGGTGCAGCCAGAAAGGATTTAACTTTCGCCAAACAGGGTAAGAGCCTGATATACTGACATTATACGATGGCTGCAAGTGGGCTAGGCTGAGGGTGTCGATCCCTCCCGGTACTCTAATCTGGAGTTTCTCTGCGGTTTATAAGACCGCACTGCACAGCCGGTGCTAACCTAGTTAAAAATGGCGCGGGAACTCTGAACCGACCCGAGAAGTTTGGTTTTGGAGACCAACAGTTTTCCAGTTAGCTTATTCCCGCGTAATCTGTAGCTGATTCGAACAATACGAATAAAAGGGTCTTATACCTGTTCCTATCAGTTTACAAGTTGTTTTAGAAACTTCAATATCTTCTCTACGAACAAATTTTCCTTTGATTCGCGTTAAAAGTTTATTGCATGTTTTCGGGACAGGAACACCATCCAAGTTGAGGATAATGTCGTCGCGCCCGCAAGCGTCACACTCGATATGGTATCTAGTTTCTGTCATTTAAAATGGAGCACCCGACAGGACTCAAACCTGTATGTGGAAATTAATCCCTACGTTCGTAGCGTAGTGCCTTTTCGTTAGACTACGGATGCGTTTTAAAATGGTCGGGATACTCCGATTCGCACGGAGGACACATGTGCCCAAGACATGGATGTTGCTTCTACACTATATCCCGTTAAACTTATGGTGCCAACTATCCGTTTTGATCGGATTTCTTTTCCTCTTCAGGGAAACGTAATAACCCTATCTACGAAGTTGGCAAATCGTTGATACTAAATAAGTTGGTGGAGCCTGTCGGCTTTGCTCCGACCGCCTCTTCGGTGCAAGCGAAGTGCTCTCCTGAATGAGCTAAGGCCCCTAAAATTTATGCAAACAAAATTTGTCTTGCTTCTGTCGCGCTGATAATACCCGCATCAAACAGATTTCGGACACAAACAGCTAAATCTGCGCCAAACACAATTTTAAGTTGTTTAGCTAACTTATTTGTTAATTCCATATTTCCTCCTGTCCATTTTCTGGACAAAAAAATTTGGAGAGGGAGAAACTGAGTCCTCCCCCTCGCACCGTGTCTGAAACGTACGGTGGGACGCCTCGCGGCGCTAAGCCACTAAATACATTGTACTATCATATTGACTGGCTGTCAAGGGTAAAATGGGGTGTACGGGACGAATCGAACGTCCTTAAACAACAGAGTCACAGTCTGAGGCCGCACCAATTGGCTTCGCACACGTAAAATGGAGCCTCCACAGAGAGTTGCGCTCTGCTCTATAGTTTACAGGACTATTGCATCGCTGTCAATGCTTTGGAGGCGGTTAATCTTGTTGCATCGAAGTATTCTCGAAATACAAATATTTACGCCAAAGTGGATCATCTTCGCCCATCGCCCGGATCACATGACGGCTGGTGTGCATGTTCACGGGCTTGTATCTTTTTGAAAGCACCATTCCCGCTTCTTCAGGAGTACGGTTTGCTTTGAACAAGTTACAAGGCTTGCAACACGCGGTTAAGTTGGACCAAGTTCCGCGTCCGCCCCTAGATTGGGGTTGAATATGGTCTAAAGTAAGATCCGATGACGAAAATCTCTTTACACAATAAGCACAGGTGTATTTATCCCGAAGGTAAATGTTCTTACGAGTCAAAACTTGTAGTCTATGAGGAATGTATACGTGCCGAAGAAGACGGATTACCGAAGGGACTGGAATATCGGGACGCAGGTACTTATTTTTGTGCTCGGTAATCTCAACGGCGTTCTTAACCAGCAACTTGACGGCGTTCTTGACCGTAGTGATTTGGCTAGGCTCATAAGCCACATTAAGGACCAAGACCGGCGATGAAATTAAACTTGGCAACGAGCAATATCCTCCTCAAAATACGTGCTCTTAGTGTAACATACTTATGGAGCCAGCAGCCAGGTTTAAACTGGCGTCTTTTCTTTACGAGAGAAAAATTCTATCAATTGAACTATGCTGACGATTCTACCACAATCCAGAAAAAGCCCCAACCTTTGCTAGTCGTTTCATTTCTTTCTGAAAGTCGGGACCGTGATCATGACGGCTTTTACGAAGTTTTAATTTCAAGTGGACAATTTCGTGAAAAAGTGTTAGCAGCACAGTACGCTTACCAACATCATATAGATTGGTATTAATTCGTATAGTGTGCTTTCTTTCGTACGTTTTTCTGTACGTTCCTTTATCGTTTCCTCGAACTCTCTGAGCGAGTACACATCTTTCGGGACTATAGTCACCCATAACATTTTCAGGAAGTTCAGAAGACCAAAATACTCTGCAATCTGTCGGAAGAGTATTTCTATAGTATCGAGAATTGATTACGTCGTAATAATGTTTAAGACTGTATCTAGACAAACGTCCTCCTCGTTTCAACTTGGTTCCGGAGGTAGGATTGCAACCCACATTCACTGGTTCAAAGCCAGATTTCCTAGCATCTTAGAAGACTCCGGAATAAACTATTCTTCGTTTTCTAAAGCTCTTTCCAACTCCAAGTCATCCAAGTAGTGACCGAACTGCTTGATCGCCTCTTCATCAACAACAAAACCTTCTTCGGCCAAGATAGCCTGTAAACGATCATCTTGGAAGTGCGATTTAATGCGGTCGGATGTGCTCATTGGAAATCCTTTCAGATGTGGATGCCTCTCTTGGTCTCGAACCAAGCCTATTCTTCGTTCAGAGCGAAGTGCCATACCAACTAGGCGAAGAGGCAGTAAAATTTTGGCTGTAGGGGTGGGAGTCGAACCCACAGTTGACTACTTGATTCGTCGATTGGTTAACGGCCAATTGCCTTCCCATTCAGCGCACCCTACATCAGTTTCTAATAATCTTGATAATCTCAAGCGCATCAGAATATTTAACCCACTCTCCATCCTCAGAGTGAACATTATATTTATCTAAGAGTTCCTGTTCCGCTTTTCTTCTATTCAAACAAAACTCGTAGTGTTTTATGTAGAACTTTTTAAACGGATCATACGTTTGGTAAGAGGACAGCCTAGATGCTGTATCTACAGTCATACCTATTTTAAGATGATCTGGCCAAGCAGGATTAGCTATAAGATAAACCATTCCTTCCTTACAGTTGTTGGTCTTTGCCCCGCGTGACAGTTTCAATCTTAAAAGTTCAAGTCCAGCTAGTTTTCTGGCATAATTTCTTTGAAACTTTTTGTTATTGGACTCACCTAAATTTCCGTACACTTCAATGTAGGCTGATAACATTTCTTCAGTTATGTCAAATGCCGTACACGTAGGAACCCAACCTGTTCGGGTGAGTATATCAACTGTTCTTTTAATTCTATCAGTTCTTCCAACATCTGTTGGATTACTCATCCTTTATCCTTGAAACATTTATTAAAGTTGATATTTACGTCAATTTCATTCCAAAATAGAACTAAATTGACGTATACATCATTTAATTTGGAACCAGCAACCAGAATTGAACTGGCATTCTCTGTTGGAAAGACAGGAGTCCTCGACCGTTAGACGATGCTGGCAAACTTAACTTACAGAAGCGTGACGACCTGCGACAGCGTAGGCTCTATCCCATCTCGACTCACCAGAAGCATTAAATCGGAGTCCGCAGGAACATGCTACTGAAGCTACATCATCTCCAACCCTTGAAAGAGTTATTCTGTGAAACAAGGAACGAACTAAAGTGCGTAAAAATTTTGGCATTGTTTTCCTTTTAAAGTGGCGATCTCGAAGGGAATCAAACCCTTAACTTACACCGTGACAAGGTGGCGCTTTATCGTTAAGCTACGAGACCTTGGTTGCGTGTCTGGGAGTTGAACCCAGTTTTTGGGATTATGAGCCCCACGTAGAGCCGTTCTACTACCCCGCATTATTAGAATAACACAAAACTATTCAGTTGTCAATAAAAATCTGGTGAGTGCGCTCAGGATCGAACTGAGTGTGCTCTAAAGCGCCTGTTCTACAGACAGGTGGACTTGCCTTCAGTCCATCGCACCCGTTTTCTGGACTACTTCTTAGACAGTGTAATTTTTACCCAGTTTGCAAATTCGTGTTTGGAATAATACGGATGATTGAAGATACATTCCCAACCTCCGCGAGGAATACCATCGGAACAACCTCTGTAAACCCGCCACCGTGATTCTGCGGTTTTCTTGACCGTACAAAGCCGGGCTATTTTTCCACAGATCTGACAAACTTTGATAGACTTGATATCTTTTTCGGCAATCGAATCTACGTACTGTCCGATGTGCTTTTGAGGGCAGGCATATCCAAAACTATAGGCTATCACATCTTCTGGCTTGGTGTCCAAATCGGGTTCTGGATCTGGTGCTATAATTTTTACGGTTTCAGGATTATCACATGGAATACACGTACCTGGTTTTGGGTATGTATCCAACACGATAACTTCTTCCTTTTTATTTTTCCAAAACATAGTTCTCCTTTAAAAATGGAGGAGAGAGTGGGATTTCAACCCACGGTGCTTGGGTTTAGCAAGACACGACGGTTTTCAGGACCGCTGCAATAAAACGCTCTGCCACCTCTCCATGGCCGAGAACGTTGGAGTCGAACCAACTAATCCTTTCGGATTTACAGTTTAGCAAACTGCTGCATTACCGTCCTGCCCGTTCTCGTAAATTGTGGCACGGATGACTGGACTCAAACCAGTAAACATCTTATTTTGAATAAGATAGGTATTTCAATTCCCACCACATCCGCGTTAATCTAATCCAATATACTCCGACAAAGCCTCGGCTGCCCAAACGTACGCAACTCTTAGTTTGTGGAATTCCTTATCATTTATTTCCTTGAAGGTTGAGTAAGATCGAAAGGTGTAGTCAAAACCTTCCTGTCCTACTCGCTGGCGTACTGGTTCAAACTCATCCTCAAAATCGTCGTCGCCGTACATGTTTCCTCCTTGATGTGGTACCCGATGAGAGATTTCAACTCTCAATGACCTTTACGATCGACGCGGCCTAAACGCGTTGTGTCTTGCGTTCCACCAATCGGGCGTATTTAAACTTCTTACTTCTACTTTTACTCCTGCAATCTTTACAGTAAGCCTGTATACCATCTCGCCTATTTCCGTTTTTGTGAAATAGACTTTTACAGAGATAATCGGCGCACCCAACACACCATTTTGTATCTTCTGGCGCATCTAAGTGTCTGGTATTTGGTGGAAGAAACGATTTTGGACGAGGGCCGATTCTCGGTCTACTACACCCCACATTACACCTTAGATGAGAAAAGGCAATATTATCCAAATCCCAGAATAAATTAGAATCTAGACCAAGCCACGGTTCTTTATGGTCTACACTCAACTCTTCAGGAGTCTCTATTATCTTCTTACAGCGATAACAAATGTTTTCTTTTAACCTGCAAACAAGAGAAAATAGTATTCTCTTCTTTAACCTACCACTCGCTCGGCCTATGGGCATTCCAAGTTGATCGGATTTTCTTTCGTTAGATGTATTTATGTACATAGATATTTGGAGTCGGCAGAGAGAATCGAACTCTCGCATTTCAGGTTTTGCAGACCTGCGCTTTACCGTCTTAGCTATGCCGACAAACTTGGAGCGGAAGACGAGACTCGAACTCGCATGGCTTGCGCCGTTAGTTTGGAAAACTAATTCCTTACCGTTAGGATACTTCCGCATTAAACTTTGGTCCACCCTGCTGGACTCAAACCAACGTATCGCTCTAATCAGGAGCGCGTCCTAGTCGCTGGACGAAGGGTGGATGGAGCTACGAGTCGGAACTGACCCGACAACTATACCTTACCGAGGTATTATGTTTCCCGTTACACTATCATAGCATTGGTACCGGATGCAGGCTTTGCTCCCGCCACTTCAATCTTGTAAGGATTGCACTCTACTGAATGAGTTAATCCGGCATAAAACTGGTAGCGACGCCGAGCCTCGAACTCGGAAACATCTCATTTTAAAGGAGATAGGTATACCGATTCCCTTCACGTCGCCAAAACAAAACTGTCCTTATTGTATATAAACCCATTTTTCCAAACTTAGTTGCGATTTGTCAAGCTATTTCTTTGAATCGGTACTTTTTTCTGTTTTCTGGATAGACCAAGTGTTTGATTGGGCATCGAACTTGTATGTCTCATCCCATCCATTATCCTTCTTGATTTGCTCAATTAGGGCTTGGGCTTCGCGGTCAAAGTTGTCGAGCACGGGTTTTACATTCGTGAAGTAGTCTTGCTGAACCTTGATATTAAATTGGTTCTGAACGGTGGTGTACTGTGACCTGTTCAGTTGCAGCTTTACCGTGTTGGTAGATTCCTTCGGAACCACCGTATTCGCTGGCTGCGCTGCCTGAGCAAACGCAGATGCGGTTAGAAGGGCTAGAGTAAAAAGTGTTTTCATATTTCCTTTTGAATAACCAACGCCCTTGACGGCGCATCGATTACTATCTCTTTCATGTTAAGGTACTTAGCGTATTCATCAGCCTTTTCCTTGCTGTAGAATTCGCCGACTTCTTTGTCTTTAAGGGCCTGTGTATCAACTACGTAGTACTGAGCCACTCCGATATCCGTAGAACTGATAAAAATCTGGACTTCGTACCGGTCATTCGGAGCCATGCGGATCTGGCGGAAAATATCCCGATCCCTGAACATCAAGGCTTCCTGGTTCTCTTTGGTTTTCAACACCAAAGGACATGGATGCCCGGTATAGTAATCAACCTTAAAAGGTGTAAGTGCTTCAGTTTCATCCCAATACAAAATTTTGTGACCACGTTTAAAATCATTTACATCAAAATCAGGAAGAGCCCGGAATTCTTCGTACGTCATCTGCGCCAATCAACTCGTATATTTGAATTTCATATTAACCTGGTAAACGCCCCTGCGTCAAGCAGTCTCTTTCTTTCTTTTCGCCACAGGGGACCGTGGTACTGTTTTTCCTTGTTGCCTATGCCAACGTGTGCCATTTCATGAAGTACTAGTATATTAACATACCTAGGGAGATTTCGCAACCCCCTGTCAACAATAATTTCAACAGCCTGCCCGTCCATAAACATGGTTACCGCCGCGATCTTTTTGTCCCGAATCAGACCAAACCGCACCGGCAGTTTTGGCGGCAAAGTGTCGTGGAAGTACTCTCTGTTGTACCCAACGTATTGACGCCGCAACCACTTGTCAGTCAGCATTTACCATGAACTCTTTTCCAGTACTCGTAGGGAACCAACATCAACCCAGTCTCGTATCCCAAACCTTCGATATGCTTTCTGGTCTCGGGGTGCAATTTTATCTCATCGCGGTGAGAGTAATACCATTCGGTTACATCGCCCAGCTTACCCTGCTGCCTTGCGGTAGCGGACCAGTCAGCCAGCATCTCATTTGAGTACTCTGGCGGCATATAGTGCGCGGTCTCTCCATCATACCAGAACTCCCAGTGGTGTGGCGTGTGAGAATTATGGAACTCAATCGATGAGTTCCAATTTAGTTTATCTAAGTCGTGTACAACCAGTTGTTTAGCTGATACATGAAGTTTTCTGCCTTGAATCAGGAGGTAGTATTTGTGCTTGATGATTTGCCACAAGTGCTTGAACATCGCTGATTTCTCTCCCTGTACTTTGTTCTCAAAAACGATTCTGTCAAATAGGTTACTACCCGTTCCTCGTGGCCGTCATTGCAATCGGGGCTTATCTCAGATAACAGCGCATGGCACATCTCGTGAACCACAACCGCCTCTGTTCGTTCATCTGATAAGTCTTCCGCAACAAAGATACCGAGGTAGAAAGATAATATAGCGGTCATGTGCTGCCAGTCTGCTTGGCACTTCGCCAACGCAAATGGCGCGTCCGGGCAGGGAACGTAAGTGTAGTCTACGCTAAGTTCTGCCCACGAGTCAAGCCCCATTACTGGAGCCCAGTAGTTTACATATTGACCAATTAACTTGCGGTAGTGTTTAAGTCGTTTAGTATGTTCGCTTATCAACGATAGCCCTTTACATTTCATCTATAGTTTGCATCAATCTTTTCGTAAGCATATAAGCTAATTCGTGAACTACTCGCGCAGCGGAAGAACTGAGTAGGTACGGAAGACACGCGTACCGTTGATTGTTTTTATAGTGGACATAATCTACGTATCCTCCCAGCGAGTTCGGGTCTAAACCGCAGCGAGGGCACAATGTTTCACGGGGAACGTTCATACTAAACTCTTTATCATCCTTTTCTGCAAATGTTCGTCTACTGCAATTTTGATTATCTGAGTCGCCCTGCGTTTGCCCATACCTAGCTGTTTTCGAAACTCATTTAAAGTAGGAATTGGAGCAGTCAGTTGCGCTGGTTTTTGTTTAGGCATAGTAACACTCCAAAAGGAGGTTCTTCCGTTCCTTTACGTCCCGATATACTGAGCAGCATAATTCTCCGAACACTTCATCTCTTATAGGACGATCCTCAAATCCAAGGTCTTTTCCATTAATCTCGATTAAAGGGTAATCATATCCCTCTTCGGCATCCATGTGGCATGATCCGCAGCAACCGCCAGTATAGAGTCCGAGTTCATTTAAATTCCAACAAGTTATGCGCATCAAAAATTCCTTTTACAATTATCACAGCGTTTACTCGTCCCAAAAGGCACCAAAGGGGTTCGGCATGCCGGGCACCTTGGAGATGACACAATTAATACTCTGGCCTTTTCTGGAAGCGATTCTTTGACTTGTTCGGTTCGACCTACTTCAGGTTCTAGCTTCTCGACGGCTCTTTTAACAACTTTAGGTTTCGCTGGTTTATCTTCAGGATGGTGCCAATTTACAGTCCTGCATTTTCTGCTTGGGCAGCGCTCTGGGTCTAACGACGAAGGAATCCAAATGTGTTCACATTCATCGCACTTGCAACATTCTATTTTTATATAACTCATTATACCTTATCCTCGTGTATTTGTCAACGGAAATCTAGCGCGGTACAGGGTACCAGATTCTTGCCGGTTCTGGTACATAGTACCACAGTTATTATGGTACAGGGTACCAGAAAAGAAGATGAAGTTTTGCTATGCAAACTAGTTCCGACGCCAAGAGCCTCGAGGGGCTTCCACTCCCCGGGGTCCACGAGACAAATAGGGTCCCCTCTACGACAAAACCATACTACCAATGATATCAACGAGATACACACACGGCAGTCATGTGGTGGACTATACTACCTCGGAGATATCCAGTCACTGATTCACCCGTTTACTGATATGTTTTGCAGTTCCTTGCGAAAACTTGCGCGATGTTGTTTATTTTCAGCGTGGTGTATAGTCTACGCAAGTGCGTCTACAGTGTAATTTTTACACACCGTGTAATTTTTACATAGTTTGGAAAATCCATATTCCTATATGAGAATGTATCTGTCCTGTTCCCTTTGTTATCAATGACTTAGCTGTTAGTCTGCGCTATCATTTGTTCCTATCCCAGACCTACACCGAATCAAACCTGTGACTGACAATCCTCTTGTCAGTCTTCTATGGTTATCCTCTTGTGCTTTATATCTATAGGCTTTGGTTTGGCGGTCAAGTGATTATTAACGGTCTATGATTCATTCTATATCCATCCAAATTGTCCGGAAAATGGACAGTACATCTCTATTAGTAGCGAGTTAACCCTATACAAACCATCACCTTACAAAAATCTTTGCCTCTAGCGCATTTTTCTATTGACAACCATTCATATTGGCTGCTTTAATTGCGAACCATAGGAGATACAACAATGACTGACTGGAATCGTTACGGACATGGCGCATTCGCTAAACAGATGCGTAAAGAAATGCAAACCAGCGAAGCTGATGAATTAGATCGTCGCGCACAGCGAATTGACAATCACCACACTCGGATTAGCTACAGTTCGTGGTTAAACGAACAATAACAGTCCGAAATGGGCGAACCTGCCCATTCAAGCGTTATGCGCTTGCTGATGAGGACAATATGAAAGTTCGGTTGCTTGTATATCGCGGTCACGAGGTAATGGGTGAGTATCCCGTTAACTCCACGGTTGACAGCGTCGCCATCGCGAGAGATGCACTCACAAAGCTGAAGCCTGAGTTGTCTGGCGTAATCTTAGGCGAGTACGGTCTTCTGGCTCACAGCGCCAACCTACCAAAAGACAATCCTCGGTATAATGAGCTAGTGCTTCACGTGTAGTCTCTTCCCTGTTCCCCTTACCCGTCCTAGTGGCGGGTTTTCTTTTGCAGCCAAGGTGTACGACGTTCCGTGACCATAAACCTATACCTATCTAGCGATTAGCTGCAAACAACTGTCCGGAAAATGGACGATTTAGCAAGATAAATTGATACATTTTTCTCACCGTTATTATTTCCTTGACAGCGGCTTTGTATCATGCTTTAATTATAGGCGTAGTTGATAGGAGAAACATGACCCAAGACACACAGCAAATCCTAGAGAACCATTTCAAGCCGGGTAACGTAGTTTATTCCTTTTACCGGCGCAGCTACGATTTAGTTCACGCTTTTGACTACCTTTCAACTCCGTATGGCTTCTCTTGGGTAGTCACGGTCCAAGCGTGCGACAAAGACGGCAACATTGCTCTTGGCGCGGCTGTCCGTACTCACTCTACCTATCCAGACTTTATACGTGGGGATAAGGTAGTTGCAGTCAAGGTATAGCGGCAGTTAACTTTAACATAACATAGGAGATAGAATGATAATCAATCAAAAGGATATGGTGAAACAGCTTAAGAAAAAGCAGGAAATAATCTGCCTAGACCGCATCTCTCAGGTCAACTACTCCGCCTTAGCCTTGCGTGAACTGTATGCAGGCAGAGTGGTAAAAGCTACGATTGTTAAGGGCTGGAAAGACTAGATTTTCACTGCCCCGCTCACCCGCGTCTTCGGATGCGGGTTTTTCTTGCCTTGATAAGCCTTTGGCCGCCACCATAAATTTATTAGAATTGTCTTGACAACCGTTGTTTGGTGTGGATATAGTTTGAATCGTAGTCAAGTAATACAACTAGGAGAAAATATGCAAACGACCACGGTTTTAGTTACTCTCGCCGTAGATATAGAAATAGATACCGAACTTCCCGTCAATTTTTTAGATGATAAAGTTCTCGGGTCAGTGCAAAACGCAGTAGTACGCGCTGTCAACTTAAACATGGATCAAGAAGATTTTGATTTTCAGGGACTTGATGGTGTTTATCCCTTACGCGTAGCAGGCAAATGGGCTGCGCACGAAGTTACACCTGAATAGATTTATGATCTTTAGGAGAAAAGACGATGCCAACGGCAAAACGCATTCAATCAATCACTGTCAAACGGGTGGATGACGAGTTCCCAGATACTAGCTATCTCACTCAAGAGGGATTTGAGGACAGATATGCGCAATATCAAAATGACCTGTTCGGGTTTATTGGTATTCGCGCAGAGGCCAAAATAGTTATCGGTGATACCTGCCAAACAATCAAATCTATGGGTTTGTCGGGTATTGAATCTGATTCGGATGAAGACTACCTCAAAGAGATCGAGCAAGAGGAGTTAGCTTCGTTGCGCTCTATACTCTATGAGATGGGTTTTTCCAAACGAGCAATTGCAACCGCAGTCAAGGGGGTGTAAAATGTGCCTGTTTTTCGCACCAGCGCTACTGTCTATTGCTTTGATCTTAGCACTATCGATCAAGGCTGCTATCAAGGGTAACTAACTGTCCGGAAAATGGACAAATTGAGGTTGTCATGAAAGCAATACGTACACGATATCACGGACCGACAAACACTCGCGGTTCTCGCATCAGCGCTACTGATAGTGATGGTAATCGCGTCACTATTTCTTACGACTACTCTCTCAACTCCGACAAACTACACGAAAAGGCGGCATATACTCTCATGGAAAAGATGATGTGGCCTAATGAAGTAGTCGGGGGTGGGTTTGGCTCGGACACGTTTTGGATCATGCTGCCGCGAGAAATCCACTTGATTCCTTTTTACAAAGTTTATTTCAACTCTTAGCAGAGGACAGGGCAAACCAGCCCTGCAATGTGCTGGCAGCCAGTTCCAAGTCTGGTGCATTAGGAGAATGTCATGCGAGACAGAAAATGGGAAGCAGAGGTAGACAAATTCGTTGCAGAGCATCCAATCGATGCGTGCGGGTATCCACTTGCGACAGGCATTGAGAAGCATTGGGCGCAGGAGAGCAGCACCTTCACTTTGGCCGATATCGCGTTCCTACAGGAACTGCATATCACGGTAGGTGAGCTATGATGCCTACAGAAACCGTACAGTCATGCCACTGCCGATTTGGAACTACGTGCGGTGTCTGCCGTGATGATCTATTCGGCAAGATAACTTTCAACGATGGGTTTCTGATAGCAGGAATCATCATCGGTGTGATGATTTTACTCGGTCTATGATTTGTCCGTTTTCTCGACACCCGGCTCAGCTCTATGCTGAGCCATACTTTTTGTATGTGGCTTTATTGAACGTCGCACCAAACCAAATCCTGTGGAAAACTAAACGGCTACCAAACAGGATTTGTTCTAAATCACACATTTCAAAGGAATTACGAATTTTATTGACAAATAAAATCGAACGTGCAATGATTAGGTGTCTTAAAAGTTGAGGAGCGCACAGTATGACAGTTTTAACGAAAAGAAAATCAAGATTGGTGTTTACCACCGAAGATTGCGTCCGTGAACATGGCCGCCTTCGCGAAGTAGTAATAGAAGCTCATCCTTACCATGCTGAGATCCGGCTTAAAGGTATGCGGTCAAGCTATATGATTAGCTGGTCCGGGATGTACAACGTCGCAGTTAAGAACGCGGTTGAGAAAGCACGCCAGGAAAAGAAAGCTGCAAAGAAATCAAGGTAGTTCACGCATAGGAGAGATAATGCGCTTTACAGTACGTATGATCTTTACTCTTATTTTCATAACTTCATGTGTGCCTATAGGGGCTACATGGATGATATTTATATTTCCCCTGTCCGGGTTGTTTTCCTTTATCGCGGGCGATGGATTTTGCTATCGAGAACTCTGCAAAGAGGCTTTGGAAGCGTTCAAGCACTCTTTATCTGTAATATGGTCAAGTCCAAGTTTAAAGCGCTCGGAGAAAAAGGGAATATGACGATTACTCCAGAGGAAATGCAGCAGCAGGAAAAAGACGCCATGTTTGCAGACTATTATGTGTTGGCAGAAGAAACTTTACTGTCTATGTGGATGTGTTCTGACTGTGGAGCTATGGTGCGCAATACAAGTATTCATTACCTTTGGCATAAGAAATTGGAAGGAAATCTATGACACGGATTACTTACGAACTCGCAATGGCCGCAAGTTGGGATGCAGGCAATCGATCCATGCGTAAATCTGGTAGAAGCACATGGAATCAAGATGATTACAAAGTGGCAGCAAAGGAATTTGAACGTATCTACAAGGCATAACTATCCAAGACTGAAGCGTGGTGTATTGCTGTAGCTGCTATTCGATGGATGCTGCCGATGAAGAGCGAATAAGGCAGGAAAGATTTTCAACTTAGAGTTGAAGACTTGCGAGTGAGCTCCGTGCTCAGAAATGACGACTAGCAGCTACAGGAGTACATCGGAGAGGATACTATGACACGCGTTAAAACTGCTTATTGTGGTCTGTGCTCAAAAACGGTAGAGATTGTATTTGGCTACCGTTGTATTCAATGTGGCGCAAGAATTGCTACCGAACAAGAAGAGAAACAGAAATGACACCCTCAGAGTTTTGGGACGGAGCAGGAAAACTGGAGCGTAGTTTCTGGTTCATGAAGTATGGACCAGATCACTTGAGCGTACTGGACGGTAGGTGGACCTATGACTTGCTACCTACTGGAGTCAAGGTAGCGTTGAGCCAAACGTTACAGAACATGAAAGTGCATTAGTGTCTTGCCGTGGTTACTATTGAAAAGCTAGCTGGCAACGGATATAGATCCCGAAAGGGTAACGACCAGAAGTCCGAATAGATAGTAACCTCGGGAATACATTAATCCATTTTTATGGATAGGAGGAAGTATGAGAAATACAAAATGTCAAGCATTTACTAAAAACGGACAAAGATGTTCGCATCCAGCAAAGTTTATCAGAATTAGAAACGGAAAACGCAGCAAGTTCATCTGTGGGTTACACACGAACGCCGTTAAAGTAACATTTAGGTAGAGGATATTATGCTAACTCCCAGATCAGAGTATTGCATGTTGCATCAAGTGTATTATCCAGCGTACGGACATTGCTTTGACTGCCGGAAGGCTACTCAACGGAGGATAGGTATGGGAAACTCTAACTATTGCCGTCAGCACGACAGGTGGTACTTGGAAGACGGTACCTGTCCTTCGTGCCGCAGGGCTGTGATCGACCGTCTAACTTTTACTGCGCGGCCAGAGAACTGGGTGCCGAAGTTTGAGGAGACAGACACTATTCGGTTGGCCGGATTAGGGGTGTTGGTATGAAACATCATGGATCAACCCGCAAACAGGATGAAGCAGGCGTCAAACACGCGCTAGAGCTAGGTGTACTGCTGACTGCGTTACTCCTGTTGTTCGAGATATTCGGCGGTCGGCTATGAGAGTTGACTACAACATGGGAATTGACTACAGGTATCCGCTTAAACGCTGGCTACGAGGAGTTGCAGTTTTATTTCTTGCCACCTTGACATCTGCCTTAATTTGGTGTATGGTTTTTCTAATCGGAAGGCAAGTCTGGAGATGGCTATGAGTGTATATGAATGTTTAGCTTGTGAATGCCGTCAAGCGTGCGAAGGTTTGCCGTGGTTCTGCATCAAATGCCGCCGAGGAAGTGCTTGGCTGAAGTTTATTTGCACAATATGAACCCAATGGAGCAGTTTCGATGGGAGATTTGTGGATTAGAACGAGAATATCCGCTTGAGAAGCACAATTACGACGCACGTATTCTGATTTTAGCATCGTGGTCGTCTTGGATACTTGCAATGATCGATGAAACTCATGTTGCCACGAATCGCAGAGCTAAAAACTGGTGCCGGAAATTTTATTGCGCGGCTAGGCAAATATGCAATTGGGATCTGCTGGATAGAAAAGGAATGCCAGAAAGAATGCTACAAGTTTGCGTTGCATTTCACCGTTGTAAAGGATTAGTTTAGTTGTCTGGAAAATGGACAGAAAGGTAACAAATGAAAATACCGCAGGTACTACAGAAGGCACAACCTGGCAGCGCTCGGCTAGAGTACTACAAACCGGGCAAATCGGAAGAGTTTGGATTGAACAAGCGGACGCGCAGGATTGCGCGGGGAGAAGCGGTTACTAAAGCGGATGGGAGTGTGGAGAAGGGATAGTACTTAAAGAGCACCAAATATAGAAGATAGGGTCGGCCTTACGCTGACCCGATTTTTATTAGACAAGCGCCCAAATAATACTTGACAACGCAAAAACTACTGTTCCTTTGGCTTCTTGCCCAGCATCTTTTCAATTGCCTTCTTCTTGGGGTCGCGTTTGAACGGCTGACGGCGGCCAAGGACTACTAGTGCTTGGTTCGAGGCTTCTAGTCGGTCTGAGGTTTCCAAATTTGGGTTCTCGGCAATCTCCAACAAAAGTCGGAGCAGCCTATCGCCGTGTCGAATTCCGCGTTTTTGTTCAGTCATACAGTTTCCATAGTCCATTTTCCGGACAGAGATTTGCCCGAGCCTTGAAGGAGGGCAAGGCTCGGGACTCGAAGCCAGATGAGCCGTTTCGGATACCGGCGGGGCGCAACTGGCCGCTTGGATTGTGCCTTAGGAGGGAGAAGGCTGCGCAGGGCTGTTGAATCTGGGCTTCAATATAGTACAATGCAATTGGGAAGCGTTTTAGCGATCAGGGTGAAAAATAAGTTGTTTTTGTGCCTGAATACGATTTTTCTTGAGTTCATGATCTTTTTCTGGTACAATGATCTTATATCGTGACTAGGATGCGTCTAAGCAAAAAGTCCATGAAGATGAGGTTTTTAAAGTTCATGGACTTTATCGCAACTAGACAAACGCTAGTGGGACAACTTCATTAAGTTTATCTTGGCTAGTTGTGAATAAGTCTATGGTATCAGGCTAGGGTTATAAAAGAACTAAAATCTATAGAAGAAAAAAATCTATTCCAAGGAACAAAATGACACTATTTGAAAAAGTGAAGACATGCGTATACGCAGCTTCAATACATCGGCGTACTAAAAACAATACCTCTTTTAAAGGCTGGGCTAATGCTTGGCTGCTGGGAGTGGATAGATCCGTTTCGGGTTCAGAGAGCGTGGCAAATGGACACAGGAGCGCAGGCAGTCTTAGCGCGAAGTCAGCCAATTGTTATGGTCTGGCTGCGCAGGAAGAAATTCCAGAACGTAAAAGAGCGCATGAAGTAGCAGCAAATCGATGGACGGAAGAAGTATTTGCCCTTCTTGGTTACTCCGAAGAAGGCGTTACGGCGCTACTAGAAGAAGCAAAAGTCTATCCTGATGACACTAATAACTTTGACGCGCCTTCCGGTTATCGAGGTTACGTTAACAAAATTCCAAAGTATCTGACACAAGAACAATGGGACGCGAAAATGGATGAACAAAATCACGCGTGTGCGATATGTAGAAAGCCTGCATCTCTTTGTTTGAAATATAGTTGGATAGACCGCAAGAAAAGTCCAGGATTAGTTCGAGACCACGACCATGTAAACGGAAGAATCCGTGGACTGCTGTGTACTCAATGTAATCTTGGACTTGGAAACTTCAAAGAAAGTATTCCAACCATTTTGAGAGCGATGGAGTATTTGCAAAAATATTCCTTGACATCTGAATGAAACTATGAAATAATTCTCAAGAAAATTGAAAAGGAGGAAACATGAGTTACAGTATTGAAAAGCATTATCGCGTGTACGACGATTCCGATGGTTCTTATATCAGCGTATCTCCAGATGCCGATGGTTTGAGTCTTGTAGAAATTCGACAAGTCTTGCCGGGCGGAACAATCTTGAGTAGGATTACTATGACCCGCGAGCAAGCAGATCTTCTACAAGTACAA